GTTTCAGTCTGGTCCAATTCAACGTCTTATGCCGGGCGGCGCGATTATTGTTGTAATGACTAGGTGGTCTAAGCTAGACTTGACCGGCCAAATAGTTAACCAAATGGTAAAGACTGAAGGAGTTGACGATTGGGAAGTCGTTGAATTTCCAGCAATTATTGAAAACAAAGCGGGCGAAGAAGAAAGTCTTTGGCCTGAGTTTTGGCCACTTGAAGAATTACAGGCAAAGAAGGCAGCACTAGATGTACGGTACTGGAATGCTCAATACTTACAGAACCCCGTCTCAGAAGAAGGTGCTCTTATCAAGCGCGAGTGGTGGAAGATATGGGAGGACGAAGTGCCACCAAGTTGTGAGTTTACAATCATGTCTCTTGATGCTGCACAAGAAGCTAATACGAGAGCGGATTATAATTCGTTAACTACGTGGGGTGTCTTTTTTAACGAAGAGACCAATAATTATAATATAATACTATTAAATGCTATAAAGCAAAGATTAGAGTTTCCTGAACTAAAAGAACTTGTTTTAGAAGAATATAAGGAATGGGAACCCGACGCACTCATAGTAGAAAAGAAATCTAACGGAGCCGCTCTTTATCAGGAAATGAGGAGGATGGGCATTCCGCTAGGAGAATTTACACCTGGAAAAGGTCAAGATAAGATTAGCCGCGTTAACTCCGTGGCAGATCTCTTCAGATCTGGTATAGTGTGGGCTCCGGATAGAAGGTGGGCACACGAACTGATTGAGGAATGTAATGACTTCCCATCAGGTGCTAACGATGACCAAGTGGATAGCACTACAATGGCGTTGATGAGATTTAGACAAGGTGGGTTCATTAGATTACCTAATGATGAACCTGAAGATATACCAGGGTTCAGAAGTTCTAGGAATAAGTTGTATTTAGTTTAAGGATAAATTATGGCAATAGATAAAAGTGTAGGTCAAGCTCCTCAAGGTATTGAAGAATTAGCAATGGCTCAACCTGATATGAGTATTGAGATTGAGAATCCTGATTCAGTCACATTAGATGATGGCAGCATGGAGATTACCATTGTGCCAGGTAAAGATAAAAAAGCTGATAAGTTCAATGATAACTTAGCAGAAGATATGGATGAAAGACAATTAGTAGAATTGTCTGGTGATTTGATGGGTGAGTTTAGAACCGACATTGAATCTAGAAAAGATTGGTTAAATACATATGTTGAAGGTCTAGAACTACTAGGTCTTAAAGTAGAAGATAGAACAGAACCATGGCCAGGTGCATGTAACGTGTATCATCCGCTTATGACTGAAGCATTAGTTAAGTTCCAAGCAGAAACCATGATGGAGACTTTTCCAGCAGCAGGTCCAGTTAAAACCCAAGTGATAGGTAAACAAACTCCAGAAAAAATGGATGCAGCGCTTCGTGTTAAAGAAGATATGAACTATCAGTTAACAGAGAAGATGCCTGAGTATCGTCCAGAACATGAAAGAATGTTATGGGGACTAGGATTAGCAGGTAATGCATTCAAGAAAGTTTACTTTGATCCTTCCCTTGATCGTCAAGTATCCATGTATGTGACAGCTGAAGATATTGTTGTACCTTATGGAGCATCAAACTTAGAAACAGCTGAACGTGTAACGCACGTTATGCGTAAAACTAAAAATGAGATTCGTAAATTACAAGTGGCTGGCTTCTACAGAGATATAGATTTAGGTGAGCCATCTCATGACACTGATGAAGCTGAAAAGAAAATTGCAGAAAAAATGGGATTCAACTCATCAGAAGATGATCGCTTTAAAATTTTAGAATGTCATGTTAACTTAGATTTAGAAAATGGTGATGATGACGATGGTATAGCACTTCCTTATGTTGTAACTATTGAACATGGTACAGGAGAAATATTAGCGATACGTCGTAACTGGCAGCCAGATGATAAACAAAGATTAAAACGTCAACACTTTGTACATTATGGCTATATTCCAGGTTTTGGCTTTTATTGCTTCGGCTTGATCCATTTGATAGGTGCTTTTGCCAAATCAGGTACTATGATCTTACGTCAACTTGTAGACGCAGGTACTCTATCAAACCTACCAGGTGGTATGAAGTCAAGAGGACTTCGTATCAAAGGTGATGATACTCCAATTGCTCCAGGTGAATGGAGAGATGTAGATGTACCATCAGGTGCTATCAGAGACAATATTCTACCATTACCTTATAAAGAGCCATCACAAGTTCTTAATCAATTAATGAATCAAATTGTTGATGAAGGAAGAAGGTTTGCATCAGCTGCAGATATGAAAGTATCTGATATGAGTGCTAATTCACCAGTAGGAACTACATTAGCTATATTAGAACGTACATTAAAAGTTATGTCAGCTGTTCAAGCGCGTATCTATTATGCAATGAAACAAGAGTTTAAATTATTAGCGGGTATCATTAAAGATTACACACCTGAAGAGTATTCATACGAACCCGAAGTAGGTGATAGACGTGCTAAACAATCTGATTATGATTGCTGTGATGTTATACCGGTATCAGATCCTAACGCAGCTACAATGTCTCAAAAGGTTGTGCAATATCAAGCAGTTATGCAAATGGCACAACAAAATCCACAAATTTATGACTTACCAGAACTTAATAAACAAATGCTTGAAGTATTAGGTGTTAAGAACATTGGTAAACTTATACCTACAGCGGATGATCAAAAGCCTAAAGATCCTGTATCAGAAAATATGGCAATCATTAATGGTAAACCTGTTAAAGCGTTTTTATATCAAGATCATGAAGCACATATTAAAGTACATATGTCTGCAATTCAAGATCCAAAAATGGCGCAACTGATTGGTCAGAATCCGATGGCACAACAAATACAATCAGCTGCAATGGCTCATATTAATGAACATGTAGCGTTTGCTTATAGACAACAGATTGAAAAACAATTAGGTGCATCATTACCAGCACCCGATGATGAACTTCCACAAACTGTAGAAGTAGAATTATCTAAATTAACTGCTCAAGCTGCAGAACAATTATTACAATTGAATCAAAAAGAAGTAGCACAACAACAAGCACAACAACAAGCACAAGATCCGTTAATTCAAATGCAACAACAAGAGTTAGCTATTAAACAACAAGAAGTTCAAATCAAAGCCCAAAAAACTCAAGCAGATATTGAGTTAGATAAAGCACGATTGATTCTTGATAAAGAAAAGATTGACTCTCAAGAAAGAATTGAAGGAGCTAAACTTGGTCAAAAAGCTATGCTTGATCAACAACAATTAGAAGCTACTCAACATGCGCGTGGAGTTGAGTTAGGTTTAGATTTATTAAAAACTGAAAACTCACAAGATCATGCTAGTGCTATGAAGGATAAAGATCACGCTATGCAGTTGCAACAAATGATGAAACAACAAGCACAACCAGAGGAAATACCCCAACCAACAGAGGAGTAACTAAATGGACCAAACGCTAGAGCTATTATTGTCTCGAATAGAGGATCAGCGCAAAACAGTTTTAAATAATTTAGGAGACGGAGCAGCAAAAGATTTTGCTTCGTACCAAAATATGGCAGGATATATTCGAGGTCTATCCGTCGCAGAAAGTTTAATTAAAGACCTTGCACAAAGAATGGAGACATACGACGATGAGTGATCAAATACTCACAATGAATAAAAATTTGGTAGATGCAAATGGTCGACCAATTATTGTTCCAAAAATTGAAAATGTAGATGCAGAAGATATACCTATTGAAGAACGTGGATTACAGTTACCAGAGCCTAAAGGATACAAGATACTTTGTGCAATTCCTGATGCTGCGGAAACATATCAAGGCGGTATAGTAAAAGCAGATTCAACTAGAACTACTGAAGAATTATCAACTGTAGTTTTATTTGTAGTAAAAGTAGGTGACTTAGCTTATAAAGATGAAGTCAGATTTCCTACAGGTCCATGGTGTAAAGAGGGTGATTTTGTTCTAACACGTGCATATGCAGGTACTAGATTTAAGATCCACGGAAGAGAATTCCGCATTATTAACGACGATACGGTTGAGGGGGTTGTAGAAGATCCTCGCGGCTACACTCGCGCATAAGGAGTAATATATGGCTGATGTAAAAGATGGTGACATTGTATTTGAATATCCAGATGATGACGATATTCCAGGTAATAAAATATCTGATGAAAAAGAAATAAATTTAAAACAGGCTGAACCTAAAGAAGTTAAGGTAGACGCTAAAACACAAGGGGATCTGGATCTAG